CAGTTCTCATAGTTTTTAGTGGAAGTTTTGGAATTAATTCAATTAACAAATTTAGGAATGGCAAAAAAAAGTAGTGGCTAAACCTAAGTATGGTGCAAAAGTTAATTATAAAAAAACTTACAAAGGCACTTCAATAGGTAAGAAACCTATCACTTCAACAATGAATAAGAATAAAAGAAAAGGCAGAAGCAAAAAACAAATAAGAAGAAACAGAAGAAGAAGTAAATAAATCTCATCTTTTTTAAAAGAGAGATGACTATTTAAAAATTAAGGTTGCCAGTTACGACTGATAACTTCCCCAAATGAAAATAGGTATTAATAACAAAGCAAAAAGGAGACAATAAAATGTCAAATGCAGTAAGTTCCAGACTTGGGTTGGTAAACAACACAGGTACGGATTATGATGCTCTGTTCTTAAAGGTAAGTGAAATTGCCTAGTTTTACTGCGAAGTAGAACTGTAATTCTTCAAACTCGGTGAAACCTTTAAAATGGTAATACCGAACCAAGCCAATTTATTTGGAAGGCGTAGAGACTAGACGGAGAACAACTCTTAATGAGTTGAAGGTATAGTCCATGCCAATATGAAAATATTGGATAACATGATTTTCAGGAGAAGTATTAGCTTCATTTGGTAGAGAAAACCAAATGCTAGATATGACGACTGTTCGTACTATAAGTTCGGGCAAATCAGCGCAATTCCCCGTTACAGGGACGATTGCGAGTTCATACCACACACCGGGAAATGAAATTCTTGGTACTGCGGTATTGCACAACGAAAAAATAATTAACATAGACGATATGTTAATTTCACATGCGTTCATTGCGGAAATAGACCAGTTGAAAAATCACTGGGACGCAAGAAGCATCTACAGTAAAGAAATGGGTCGTGCTTTATCAAATAAAGTTGACCAACACTTAGTCCAGTTAATGGTACTAGCTTCACAAGCAAGTGCTAATGTTACTGGCGGTAATGGTGGATATGAAATTACTGACGCAGATGCTAAAACAAACGCAGAATCATTAATCGCTTCAATCTTTGATGCAAATCAGAAACTGGACGAAAATGATGTACCAACATCTGATAGATATGTTGTCGTAACACCAGATGTCTACTACCAATTATGTAATGTAGACAAATTAATTTCTAGAGATTACTCTAAAAATAATGGCGACTTCGGTTCAGGCACAGTTGTTTCAATCGCAGGAATACCAGTAGTAAAATCAAATACTGCTAAACTTGCTTATGACGACAACTCTGCAGCAATATCAGGCACGAACAACACTTACAATGTAGATGCACAGCACATAGCTGCTACTGTATTCCACAAAAGTGCTATCGGTACAGTGAAACTAAAAGATTTGGTTTTAGAAAATACTTATGACCCAAGAAGACTAGGTAACTTGCTTACAGCAAGACTTGCTCTTGGACATGGTATTCTTAGACCAGAAGCGGCAGTTTCAGTCAAACAAGCATAATAATATTTAATTATATTATTTAATAGTACAGGCGGAGATTAACACAGACAATCCGCCTGTGCTTAAAAACAAATGACAATTACAACAAGGACGACTGAATTAGAAGCAGTCAATACAATATTAAGTACGATTGGTGAAGCACCTCTTAGTACCTTAACAGGTTCTTTACCTGTAGATGGAACAACAGCTAAGAATATATTATCAGAAATCAGTCGTGAGGTTCAGTCTGCAGGGTGGCACTTCAATTCACATTATAAAGTAGATTTAAGTAGAGATAGTTTTAATAAAATTCCTATAGGTACAGATGTTTTAAGAGTTGAACTTAATGATAGGTATGACAAGTCATCTTATGATGTAGTTCAAAGAGATAGCTATTTATATAATTTAGCAAAAAACGAAGAAACTTTTGAACAAGATTTTGAAGATAATATAATTGTTTATCTTTTAGATTTTTCAAAGTTACCTGAACAAGCAAGACGATACATAACAATCAGAAGTGCTAGAGTTTTCCATGACAGAACTCTAGGAGCAAATACAATTCATAAATTCTCATCAGAAGATGAAGCAAGAAGTTTAGCAGTAATGAGACAGGCAGAAGCCGCTACTGCTGACAACAGTATTTTTAATAGTTATTTAACAAACTACATAGTTAATAGATAATAATGCCTTTAATCAGCAGAACTATTCCGAATTTAGTTCAAGGGATTTCACAGCAACCAGAAATTTTAAGACTAAACAGTCAGGCATCAGAGCAATTAAATGGCTTCAGCAGTGTCGTTGAGGGATTAAAAAAAAGACCAAATACTACACATATAGCTAAAATATCAGCAACAACTATAGGCAACGCTTATTGCCATACAATAAATAGAGATGCAAATGAACGATATGTTGTCGTAGTAAAAAATGGTTCTATTCTGGTTAATGATATTGATGGAACTGCAAAGACTGTAGTTAATCAAACTAACGCTACGAATTATTTATCATCATCAGACCCAAGAGGAGATTTTGTTTTAGTTACTGTTGCCGATTACACTTACGTTTTAAATAAGCAAAAAACTGCCGCAATGGCGGCTACGACTTCTTCGGCAAAAGTTGAACAAGCTGTATATTCAGTTTTACAAGGAGTTGATGAAACAAAATATTCAGTCACTATAGATGCAACTACTTACTCTTATACTTCTACCAATACTAACACAGAAACCATCAGAGATGGACTGGTTAGTGCGATTGGTACAGTTAGCGGTCTCACAATAGCAGATATTGGAGAAAGTTCTTTTTCAATTATAAAAGCAACAGGTACATTAGCAGTTAGTGCCAGTGATGGTTATGGAGATGATGCTTCACAAGTTGTAGCAGACACAGTTCAAAACTTTTCAGATTTACCAAGTCCTGCAATAAACAATATGATTGTTGAAATTACAGGAGATGCAACAAATACATTCGATAATTATTATGTAAAATACAGTTCTTCAGATGACGTTTGGCAAGAAACTGTAGCACCTGCAACAGTAACTACGATTGATGAAGACCTGATGCCGCATGTTCTTATTAGAACTGCTGATGGAAATTTTAGATTTACACAAGTTGATGGAAGCACATATACAATTTCAGCAACAGATTATGATGTACCAAGTTGGGGATTAAGAGTAGCAGGAGATACAGATAGTTCGCCTGACCCAAGTTTCATTGGTAAAAAAATTAATGACATATTTTTTCATAGAAATCGTCTTGGTTTTATTGCTGATGAAAATGTTATCATGTCAAGAAGTGGAGAATTTTTTCATTTCTTTCCTGAAACAGTTACAGATACTTTAGATACTGACCCAGTTGATGTAGCTTCAACTTCTAAAAAGGTTTCAATATTAAGACATGCAATTCCTTTTGATGAAGATTTACTTTTATTTTCTGACCAAACACAATTTATGCTTACTGGTGGAACGACTTTAACTGCCGCTAATGTATCAATTAATACATCAACAGAATTTGAAACTTCAACTACAGTAAAACCAGTTGGAATTGGAGCAAATGTTTTCTTTGGTTTTAATAAAGGAAATTATACTGGAATTAGAGAATTTTTTGTAGCATCAGATACAGATACAAAGAAAGCTGATGACATAACTGCAAACGTACCAAAATATATTCCTAAAAATGTTTTTAAATTAACAACAGCAACTAATGAAAATATTTTAATAGCTTTATCTTCTGAAACTGCAGACCAAAATGCTTTATATGTTTATCAACACTACGTTTCAGATAGAAGAAGATTACAAAGTGCGTGGCACAAATGGACTTTTGGAACAAGTTCAACAGACAAAATTCTAAATATAGATTTTATAGAAAATACTCTCTACATAATTAATGAGAGAAATAATGAAGTTTTCTTAGAAAGTATTGATGTATCTCCTGCAGTTGTAGACACAGGAGCAACATATTTAACGTATTTAGATAGAAAAATACATGATGGTTCTACAGGCGTTTCTTCTTCTTATAATGCAGGAACGAACCAAACAACTTTTACCATTCCTTACGCAAAAACAAACACCATGAAAGTGGTTGGTAAAGTAGGTGGAAGTAATACTGCAGGACAAGAAATAGCTACAGTTTCACAATCTGGTACATCTATTGTCGTATCAGGAGACCATACAAGTTCTGACTTATGGTTTGGAGAACAATATGAATTTTCATTCGTGTTTTCACAACAATTTATACAAGTAGCTGACAATGCAGGTGCTAGGATTTCAGTAAGAGAGGGAAGATTACAAATTAGAAATTGGAATGTCTCTTATAACGATACTGGATATTTTACGACTGAAGTTGTTCCTGTAGGAAGAAGTACATCTACTTCTTCGTTTACTGGGACTGTAACTGGAAGTGGAGCATTAGGAACAGTTAATCTTGAAGATGGAGATTATACTTTTGCAGTACAATCTGAAAATGACAAATTAACTATAACATTAAAAAATAATAGCCACTTACCATCAAACTTTATTAATGCCGCATGGCAAGGTTATTATGTTACAGCATCAGAACGAACAACATAGTCATTTTAGATTAACTACTCTTGAAGATATAAAATATTTAGCACCAAGATTAAGACAATCAGATAAAGAAGAAATATTAGCAGGAATAGGTTCAACACCTTATCATGCTTTATTAACTGGTTATTTGAATTGTGCCATAGTTTTTACAATAGTTAATCCAAAGAATGAACCAGTAGGTATCTTTGGTGTAAATGATTGTAAAGATGGTACAGGTACAATATGGCTTTTAGCAACTGATGGATTAGTAAAAATACAAATTGCTTTTCTAAAAGAATGTAGAGAAGTTGTTAAAGTCTTAAACAAGAAATACAAAATTTTATGGAACTTTGTTGATTGTAGAAATCAACTCCACATCAAATGGTTAAAATGGTGTGGGTTTCAATTTATTAATAAAAAACAATATGGAGTTTTAGATAAACCTTTTTATGAGTTTATAAGAATTAATTATGTGTAGTCCAGAAGTAGCAGTAATGGCTTTATCTGCAGGTTTGCAATACAAAATGCAGAAGCAACAGGCACAAAATACTTACGATAGACAGAAAAGACAAAATGACATTGCAAAGAAAAATGCAATTCAAAGATATGCGGCAGAACAATTAAAAATTAGACAGACTGCAAAAAGATTTCAAGAAAAAGGTTATGAAGCCGCTTTAAAAGGTAGAAAGAAAAGAGCAGAATTTATTTCTTATGCAGGTGGTAGAGGATTAGCTTTATCAGGTTCTACTAATAGATTACTTGGGGACTACTACAGAATAGAGGGTAGATACAAAGCGTCTTTAGATAGAAATATGGACATTAATGTTTCTCAATATAATAGAACATTGGAAGCAATTCAGTTTGGACAAGAAAGTCAATCAACTTATTTAACACCACCAAATTCAAATCTTTTATTCGCTTCTGCGGCATTAGGTTTTGCAAATAATTATTACAATTTTCAGAATAGAAAAGAAAATGAGGGTATTAAATAATGGCTAGACCTATATTAGATTTAACACCTGAATTACCAGAAGTAAGGTCAGAAGATTTTAATTTATTTTATAAACCTGAAACTAAACCTTTACCTGCAGGATTAGAACAATTTTCAAGAAGTTTAGATGCTTTTGTAAGTGATGGACTGGTTGATGCTTATGTAATACGTGAAAAAAAGAAGAAGAAAAAAGGTGAAGCTGAAGCAACAAAAAAATGGGAAACTGAAGAATTAAATAAAGATTTAAAAGCAAATAAAATTGGTTTTAATACAAAGGTAAATAGTGGTGCAATACCTAAAGAAGCTAACCCATACTTTCTTGATAAATATAAAGAATTAGAATTAAACGCTAAAGCAGATGCCTTTAAAGCTAGAATATATACAGAATATGGTAATAAAAAGGTTGTAGATAATCCTGACCCAGAAGCATTTCAAAAGTTTTATAAAAATGAATTAAAGCTATATATCAAAGAAAATCAGTTAGGAAGTTTTGATGCAGTAGAGTTAGAAAAAGGTTTTTTCAAAAAGACTTCTTTAATGAAAGCACAGTTGTTCCAAACTCATGTATCAAATCAAATGGGAATAGTTGGGGAACAATATAAAACTAATTTCCAAAACAACATACAAGGTATGTTTGATAGTTCAAAAAGTTTTGAAAAAGTTGGAGAAG